ATGAATAATAAACTTGTATATGAAAATCACGATGCCTACTTATTATATAATGCGGCATTGGAGAAGAACCCTGAGTTACCCGCACACGGCAGCGTATCCGTACAGTATGCCCTGTACCTATATTACAAAGCGTATCCCGAGGAACGTCCCATAGGATATAGATACAAACGACATATGTTGGCGTAATGTCGAAAACTGTCCACAATTATCTATTGCTCTAATCCCAATTATGTTGTATCATTTATTTGCAACCAGAGGTATGAATATTCTTTTTCGTCGCAGAACGGCCGGCACTGTAATGGTGTCGGCCGTTTTGTACTTGACATCAGAGCTTCCAAGCGTTATTATTGAAAAAACTGGTAATACTTCCACCATTTCCTTCTTTGTCTGAGAGGCTATACTTTATGTATAGTCTCTTTATTTGTGGCAATAAAAAGGCCCCGGCGGGAGACTCGGGGCCTTACAGCGTTTTACAGTTGCCCTCTGTGCGTTGATAGTTACAGTAGTGCTCCTGTTTTATCAGTATAACACATCTTACCAGACTTGTCCACGTAGTAGACATTGCCACCGGTACGCACCAGTTCATCCGCCGCCATCGCTCCATTGGCTTTGAGATAATACCAGTTATTCTTCCACTCAATCCAACCGGTTTTCATCCAGCCAGCCGAGTCAAAGAAAAACCATACACCGCCAATCTTTTCCCAATCATTTTTCACATATCCGCCGTCTGCATGACGGTACCACCAGCGACCATCCCTTACCTGGATCCAGTTGTTCTTTTTGAGATATACGGATACTGCGGATTTTGTCTTCTCTCCAACACATCCATCCGGATTAACTCCTACAAGGCGCTGTACCCGGATAGTCTGCGCTTCTGTGTCCGGCCCGAAATCTCCGTCCGCATTTACTTCGCTGCCAAAGATATTCAGCTTTTTTTGCCATTCAGTTACTTTTGTTCCGGTGTCTCCTCGTGATAACCAGTCCTTTGTATTCCCTGCTGGTGCATTGCCAGACATTTCACTGCCTGTAATTCCGGCTACAATGGCATTTGCCATCCTCTCTGCTGTATACTTTGCGGCATCATCCGCATTATCACAAAAACAGCACTCTACCAGGAGTGCCGGGCTGGCGGTATGCCGCAGCACATAAAGACTGGGATTTGTTTTTACTCCTCCTCCCCTTTTTGTGTATCCCAGCTCCCCAATCCGGTCTGCGATCCTCTGGGCATAGGATTCGGCGGCAGAGCCCCAGTTATAGATAAATACCTCTGTTCCATGTGCCTGTCCATTGTAGCAGTTGAAATGGATGGACACATCCAGATCCACAGCATGTGCATTACAGTTCGCCACGATCGCGGCAAGATTGCCGTTCACAGTTCCGGAGCTTTCATCCGTACAGTCATAGACCGTATGGCCAGCCGCCTGCAGTTTACGGATCACCAGGTCTTTCACCTTTCGGTCCTCTGATGTTTCGGAAAATATACCGGACGCTCCCGGAACCTTAAAGTTATGTCCTGCATGTACATTGATTCTCATAGATTACTCCTTTCCCCGGCAGTTGCGCCGGCGCAAAAAGAGAGCGATTACTCGCCCTCTACTCCTCTTTGTTATGCTGCTTAATTACCTGGTTGACGTAGGTCGATAATCCAGCCACCAGTATGCCCTGGACAATCGCCGTAAACACCGCCATTGCAATCTCCTGCATACCGTTAAGTGGACAGGTCGCAACCACCCAAATACCGCACAGCAGGATTCCTAGTCCTCCAAGAGATACCGGGATATACTTATCCGCAATTGTCTCTGTCTTCTTCATGCCCACACCTACAAAATAAAGCACCACGGCCAACACCAGCAGTTCTGGTTTTACATAATTCATAATCTGATCCATAATCATCCTCCTTTCTTCTCCAGGTCTTCAATCCTATGATTTGCGACCTTCATCTGTTCTTCTTGCACACACAGCTTCTGTTCCAGCTCATATGTACGCTCTATTACATTATTATGCTTATCTACCCGTTTTGTGAGTTCCTCCAGCTTATACTCCAGCAGAGCTCTGGTCTTTTCCTGTTGACCGCGATTACTGATCAGGCAGACAAGCAGAGTTACACCTGCAGAGATGCAAGCCGAAATGATTGTTTCCATGCAAGTCCCTCCTTACTCAAAGATTGCATACAGATGTCCACTCCGGATCTCAAAGGTCGGAGTCTTGCCGTCTGCGCCCGCTGGTCCCTGCGGCCCCTGGGGCCCGGTGGCTCCGGTTGCACCCTTTGCTCCGGTTGCTCCGGTATCTCCTTTTGGTCCCTGGGGACCAGTTGCTCCCGTATCTCCCTTTGCCCCTTTTAATGCAGCCAACTGGGCAGATGTAAAGTCCGCATAGGTGAAAGCGTCTCCTTTATCACCCTTATCACCTTTTGCTCCCTGCGGGCCTGTTGCGCCGGTCGCACCTTTTGCTCCCTGTGGTCCTGTCATACCAGTTGCACCGGACAAATCTGTGATATAGGTATATGCTGACGCACCCTTTACATACAGCTTCGCATTATCTGCATCATTGACGTTTCCGGTGTCGATCATGACAAACTGGCCAACCTTCACACCGTCAGATGCATAGCCGCTGTTCATGGCACTTATACTGGCATAGGTCTTTGCAATAGTAAATGCTTCGCCGGCAGGTCCCTGCGGTCCCGTGGCGCCTGTAGCTCCTTTTGGTCCTGTGGCACCGGTTGCTCCGGTGTCTCCCTTCGGCCCTTGCGCTCCGGTTGCTCCAGTATCTCCTTTCGGACCCTGTGCACCAGTCGCGCCTTTGATATTACCTGTCTTCACCCAGGCTCCTGATGCCCTTTTATAGACATCAAAATTTGCAGTATTGAGGAAGAAGTCCCCATCTTTTCCCTGGGTTGTAGGCGCTGCCGTACCAAACAGCCATGTTGCACCATCCGTTCCTTTTGCGCCGGTGGCTCCGGTATCACCCTTCGGTCCTGTAGGGCCAGTCTCACCCTGGATACCCCGTGGCCCCTCTTTATACCCCCGGGGGCCCTGCCGGTCCCTGTGGCCCCTGCGCTCCCTGTGGTCCTACAATACTGCCTAAATCAACTTCTCTTGCCATGTCTTATCTCTCCTTTACTTTTGATATACTGCGATTAAATGGCCGTCCCTGATCTCAAATTCTGGGGTCTCTCCTGCAGGTCCCCGGATATCTTCCAGGGCCACCAGCCTGTTCCACTCATTACTGTCGGTATAACGCCACTCAATGGCTGTGCTGGTCTTCTGCATCTCGATCTCCCGCTCCCTGATTGGCAGCCGAATGCGCGAGCCAATGGCCTGCCCTCCTGACATAAGCTGCAGGATGTCTTCCTTTAAGGTTATGTCATCTGCACGACAACGCAGTTCCTTCAAAACTTCCTGCATAGGGGTCAATGACGACCCGCTATAATTTTCTGGTTTTGCACGTTTCTTTACAGGCATCAGGATTGTCCGCAGAGTTTCCCCTTGCTCCTCATCACACACATAAATATAAGCGACAATGTTTTTGCCGCTCTGAAGTAGTATATCCGGGATAACTGCTGATGTGCTGCTATCTTGATTTCTATAACCGGGGATTGTAAAAGACAGGTTTCCAAACTCTTCTACCATATGAATATCCACTTCATCTGGCAGCTCAAGTCCATATACCTGCAGTACCTGGCCGTAATCCCACTGCGCCAGTCCATATATTGTTTTATAATATTGCCCATCACTGCAAAATTTTGCTATAATCATTGCCGTCTCCTTCCTGCCAGGAAGATCAGCCGGCAAGGATGCTTTTTCTCTCTTCCTGGCTGATCCAGCCCTTTGTGGCTGCCTTCTCTACTACTTCTGCGTTTCCAGTCTTTTTGTATAATCTTGTGATTGTCTCAAACATCGCATACCTCCTTATGCAATCCCCAGGCTATCAAGCACCAGTTTGTCCACGGTTTCCTCCAAAGAGGCTATACGGGCTTCTGTTTCATCCGGCCTCTGCAGCTCTACAATAATAGCAACTCCATTAACTGGCACTGGATTCCCTTCATCATCCTGTGTGTAATCCACAACAGTTTCCATCTGCTTTTCAATCTTCTGCATTTTTGTGTACCCAGAATAGATTTTAAATACCTCATCGTTGTAATCAATCACCTGAATCTTACTTGTGTTGGCAGCATCGGACAGTAAAGCCTCGTAATCCATGATGTTTTTATCACCTGGCACTAATCCCAGAGAGAGGGAATCGCCTGCCACCTGAATCCCATCAGTGATAATCTCCAGTTCCTGGCCATTGTTTAATCTGATTTTACCCATACCTTTCACCTATCCCTTTCTTATTTTCTGCATTAAAATAGACCGCTTATCACGGTCTGGCTCTGATTTTAATAATATGGCTGGTCTAAATACTTTAATATTATACCAATTTAATTACTTCCACTTTCCGATGGCGACCCATTCAATCCATAGGCCGCTCGCAGAAGCGTTACATCCTAAAGTTGTTTTTGATGCAGTCGTTGACAGCGTGCCTACATTTTCAGGTATCCCGCTCGCATATCTGGGAGAAGTCATTACGATAGGTGCTTCCTTGAATTTTTCTCTGAATGTGATATCGAGCTTGTAAAACTTTCCCGTTGAATTATAGGAAAATATTGTAGTCTGACTTGCCCCCCAAAGAATCATTATACCAGACTGACCTTTAAATATTCCTTGATTATTTGTAGAACCAGTGGTTCCTTGGGTTGTTTCGTTCGACAGAAGCGTACTTATGCTGTTAATATTCTTTTCTACATTAGTTAAATCAGTTTTTTCCGCTTTACTACCCAAAGCGGAGTTTATTGCAGTAACTGTATCCTGCACATTACTTTTTGTACCATCGGCTTTTGTAAAATCAACATTTGCGGCGGTTGTTTTGGGCTTAACTTCATTCTGCAGATAAGTTAATAAGTTGGAAAACAACATCTTTTTACCAGTACCTGTGGATTCCTCCAGTAAAAAAGCATCCGTACTGGCCGGAGTTACCTTATTTGCAAGGTCGATTACACGGTTAAAGGCAAGATATTTCAAGTCTTTCAGCCATTTCGATGCTTTACCGGCAATCGTGCTTATAGAATCCCCTGAAGCCAGATCTGTTCTGGATGCGGCGTCTGTAAAAGTTACCGGCGTAGTGATATCCACTTTACCAGTCGGCCCTTGTGGTCCCTGCGGCCCTGTTGCCCCTGCATCACCTTTATCCCCCTTTGGTCCCTGTGGGCCAGTTGGACCGGCTGGGCCTGCCCGTCCCTGTTGGACGGGCGCTCCCGTGGGGCCCATGGGGCCGGGCTGGCCCTGCCGGTCCTTGTGGACCGGTCGCTCCTGTGGCTCCCTTGGGTCCCTGCGGTCCCATCACATTGCCTAAATCAAGTTCGGGCATAATTCTCTACCTCCTTATAAGATCATGACCAGATGGCCATTATCATTGATTTTATAACCCGGGGCATCCAGACCAGCGTATACTATATAAAGATGTCCGTCTTCCCGCACCTGGAAGGCATAGACACCTTTACTCTCTACAACTGCAGCATCCCCACCCCGGTCACCTTTGTCTCCCTTGTCTCCTTTCGGCCCCTGGATGCCCTGTGGTCCCTGCGGGCCTGCCGGTCCAGTTGGTCCTATCGGACCTTGTGGGCCTGCCGGGCCATTGAACTCCCCAGCCTGTCTTCGCCGTTCCAGGTCATCCGCTGTAGCATTCGCCCGGTTTGCTGCCGCCTCTGCTGCTTGTGCTTGTGTATTGGCAAGCTGTCCGGCATTGTTAGCGTATTTCGTTGCTTCCACCGCATCTTTTATAGCCGCCCCAACCTCACCGACAAGCCTGTTGATGATCTCCTGTGTCCGCTCGTCTAACTCTATGGTCAGGTCTTCTTCTGTCATGAGGCGTTTCACAACTCCGGCGGAAAAGCACACATACGTTGCCTTCCCATCCCACACATTCGGGTCTCCCCTCAGTACAACTGCCCATTCCCCTGGCAGCATCTTCTGAGGGTCAAAGTGGTCAAAATCACCCCGCCTATCCTGTATTGCCATATTGGTTCACCTCCTTACCCTTACCCTGGTATCCAGCGCACCAGCGACACCCCCGTGGGTGTCGGTGGCGTACTGCCGCCTGGATAACGCAGCACACAGTTCCAGGGATAGTTATAATAACCGCATGTCCATATTTCTGTGCCATCCTGGTCCCCTGTCTGCGGGTTTCCACGGTTTGATGATGCCTGCACCATCCTGCCATTACCAATGCTCATAGCTGTATGGTTCACATGATTAAGGAGCACATCACCATATATGATGCCACTTCCGGATGCCATATCTACGCTGTTTGTCACGTCCTGGAATCCGCAGGCAATAAACGCGTCATACATATTTCCGGTGTATGATGCCCCCTTATCTTTAACCGGGACACCAGCCTGTTGCCACGCCGAGATCAAAAGTGATGAGCAGTCGTAATCCGGCCCCCAGCGATTGTCCTGTGAATATCCGTGGGAATTATCATTCGCGATTGCGACCGCCCACTCCACAGCATTTTTGATAACCGTCGAGCTTCCGTAAGTCAGGTTTTCAAACCAGTACCGTGCATTCTGACTTCTTTCCTCTAGTGCCAGCACTCCCGGTCTTTCATAGTTCCGCATGAACGCTTCCGCCAGGTATTCCGGACTCTCTACAGATTTTGTAAACGCAGAAAACGAGAAATTAAAAGAGGAAGTGGCGATCCATTGCTGGTTGTTTGCCACTTCCCACAAAATACATTCCAACTGCCCATTAAAATATGCCGTTGTATTGCCGTAATTGTTACCCCAGGGATATCCCCTGGCATCCGCCCATGATGTGTAACCCGTTGCCGGTGTCCACTGCACCAGGCCATATCCGCCTGACATGTTGCCGTAAATAAGGGATTCCCATAAGCCAGGGTTGAGTGTGGACTCACGCTGCATATTTCCGAGTATTCCCGCAATAGCATTCCTGGTCCAGCCCTTATTGATGAGATAATCAGCGATATACTGTGCATTATCTGTCATTTGCGATTGAGACAGATATGCATTGCTTATTATAAGTGCCATATTTTTGTCTCCTTAAAATGTCCCTTCTTTCGTATTCCCGCCTACACAGACACCGCCAGAAAATTGCAAATACGTGCCGTCTGAAAACTCTGCTCTCCCTGTTTTTCCAGCTTTAAATTTTCCTGTCAGGCCGTCTTTATCTGCCAATAACGGATATGAGTTATTGCCGCTGTCATCTGTGCAAACAAAAGAAAACTTTGATGCAGATCCAAAGGACTGGATTGCGATTCCTCCACCAGATACAGCTGTCATGATTGCTGATAACTTTCCATTATTGTAAAATTCAACCCTTTTGTTATTGATTTTGATGCCTGTCCCATCTACTAAATTACTAAAGACCCCTTCTGCGTGCACACCATCCTTATTCCAGGTACCGATAACCTTACCTGACGCATTCAGTATGCGCAGCACACCGTTTACATTGTTTTCCCCGCCTAATGTAAGGGTACCACCCCTCGCCCAGTCGAAACGGATACCAATAGCGGACAGGACATTGACCACAGCATTTCCCTGGCTGTCCATGCCGGCATTCCAGGTCTTCCCTCCATCCGTAGATACGGCAAAGGCGTTCGCTGTCATCTTCCAGATGGTATCTGATTCCTTCAGCGTTGGTTTATTGTGCATATAAAAAATGGTGCTGCCATCCTCCAGCTTTTCCTCCGTCTTATATACACCAAAAGACTGGGTGATCAAACTGGTCAGAGCCTGCACCGCTTTGTTATACTCATTTATCTGTACTTTAGTATTTTTCTTTGCCTTTACAAAGGCTTGTGTAGCCTCTGTAAACCTGGAGGCACTGTTACGGGCCGGTGTTTTTGCGTCACAGGACACCGACTGATAATTACCTATCTGGTAGGTGGTATTTGTAATATAGCACTGATAGGTGTTCTGCTTATAATCTGTAACGATTGCCGGGTCTCCTGCCTCTATGGCAGGGTCTGACAGGCAAGAGATAGACACTGGGCGGAATTTCATCCCTATCAGGCAGCCGCCTAAATAATCAGCGACCGTCTTACCGCTACCTTTACGAATAAAATCATTATCCTTTATCTCCAGCACATAACCTTCCACGCCCGTCATATAAGACGCCGGGGCATCCTGTACAGTGGTGTCCTGCGCCTCAGTCACCTTGATCCCGGTTATCACCACATCATCTGTGGCAACGTTTATGCTGTTTAATGCATACAGATGATGGTAGTCCTGTAAGCTCTCAAATGTTCCCCCATCCAGGCTGTCTCCGTCTGTCCAAGGCAGGAAACTGCCGCCATCTGCACTGTCACCAGTCTGATAAGACGGGGTCCCATCGTCAAACACGCCTCCATCCATGCCATTATGACGTCCAAATACGGCAGTGTCATACCATCCTGACGTCAACCGGCCATATGCGTCACACTTCCAGTAACGGCAGGCTATCTGCCCCACCCATGTCAGCACCTGCCTGAAGGTCAGTGCTTCATCGGCAGGTCGTTCCTTTACCGTAAAATTGCGGTTCGGGAAATCCGCGGATGCCTGTACCACGCCACATACACTGCAGGCATCGGCTACGATCTGCCCCAGTGTAGCCGGATATTTTAATCTGCTGTCTGTATATGGCCGATCAAATTTCGCCATGTTGTCATAAGCTGTGACAGAGATGACCGCACCCGTGAATTTTCCCGGCTCCGCCGTGTATATGCCCTTTGGTATCCACTCGATCTTGTCCTCTGATAGCTGCAGGCCAACCTTTACATTCAGTTCTGCACCCTCAAAATCGTAGGTATTATATCGTCCGTCTGTATTGTCCAGGCGCAGCGTGCACTCCCCAATAGATGCCGAACCAATATCAAAGCTGTCTGTACTGGATACGCCTGTCTTGATAGTCAGACCATCCGACATCAGATCCGCATTTGTCAGCACTGTCTCTGTCCCATCCGGGAACCGCATCACTGTCCGTACATGAAATATCCTGTCCTGTACAACAGCCCGTCTGTAATCCATACTTGTCCTTACCATGCCATCACCTCTGTATAATATCTACCGTAACACTGCGGTACCAGAATATCCCGTCCCCCAGGCGGCCTATCTGTTCTTTGGATATGGTCCCCCGGTATACTTCTATCGTCACATTGATACCGTCATCCCGGAAGGTAAAGGGGAAAAATCCAGCAACCAGTGTCCGCTTGATAAGCGCTACATCTGATTCCGGGAGCACACCCCATTTGATACTTACAGTCTTTTTATTCGCAACCGGGTCTCCGACCATCGTCCCGTCCATTGTACGGCCCGTGTCGGAGGTCCATATGATCTCGTCATTAACCGTAATGGAGACGGGTGCCGGCAGCACCACGCCTCCTGATCTTAAAATATCTGCCATTTATGTCACCTCTACCGGATTCTGACGGTACTTTGCATTTTCCAGCGCTCTGTCAAGTGCCCTGGCCAAAAGTTCACCATCCACAAAGAATCCCATTTTTCCGACTGCGGCGATGAACCTTGTCACCGCACTGTTGACAATGGCTTCCACATCTGCCTTAGATAACCCGCTGCCGCCTACAGCCCTGACCGCTTCATTGGCCATAGCCTGCAGTTTATCTTCGGGGGCCACTATTTCACCATAATGGCGGGTATCGCCCATCAAACGTAGCAGTGGCGACGGGAGG